GGGCAGAGCAGAAAAGAAAACAGCGAGTTAAAGAGTTAAAAGATGGCGGACAATGTCCTAAACTTGTCCAATCAATGTCAAACATGTCCAACCAAGAGTTAGATACAGATATAGAGTTAGATACAGAGATAAATATTAAACCTATATTATATAAAGCAGACTTTGATTTGTTTTGGTCAAAGTACCCTAAGAAGATTAATAAGTTATCAGCAAGCAAAGCGTGGAAGAAAATAAAACATAATGAGGAATTGTTTAATAAAATAATTAATTCATTAGATAAACATATTAAATCAGTTAACTGGTTAAAAGACGGTGGTCAATTTATACCACATGGAGCAAGTTGGTTAAATGGCGAACGATGGAATGATGAAGTAGAAGAAGCGCAAACTATTATGTTTAATAGTGGAGGTAAAAATGGAGAGAATAATAAATCCACTGGAAAAATTTCGACAGACGATTACTATAGTACCGCAGGGATGGAAGGTTTCTTTAAGTGATATTGTAAAAAAGTATCCCGAACTTAATGATATACCTGAAAAAGTCATTAACTACAGTGAGGATGAAATAAGATTTTTAGATGAAGATAGGGAAAAATGTATCGACTGTAAAAAAGAAGGAAAAGAACTGGAAGAATGTTATTATAAAGAGTTTAATTATTATGGAGAATATTTAAATACAACTACTGGTAAATGCAAAAAACAATTACACTATTATCGACTAAAGAAGATAAACAGATTACTAGGTGATTCAAGAGTTGGAAAAAGATTTCTAAATAGAAGATTTGAAACATTTGAAATAAACAAATCAAACAAGACGGCTTATAACAATTGCAAAAAATATTCTAGTGAATTTGATAAAACTAAAAGTAACGGATTAATATTGTTTGGTAGTTATGGAACAGGTAAAACTCATTTAGCAGTAGCCATATTGCACGAATTGATTGAAAGAGATATAAACGGTTTATTTGTAACAGTTCCTGAATTATTAAACGAGATAAGAAAAGATTTTAATGTTGATAAAGAAAGCAAGAAAAGCGAGTTACTTGAAAGCATTAAAACAGCAGAGTTTTTAATACTAGATGACCTCGGGGCGGAAAAGACAAGCGATTGGGTTAGAGAACAATTATTTATGATTATAAATGCAAGATATGAAAATATGTTACCGACTATAATAACTACTAATATTAAATTACTACCTGCCAATGATAAAGATATTGATAATTTAGAAAGCAAAGTAGGAGCAAGAACGGTAAGTAGAATTATAGAAATGTGTAATGGAATAATGTTGAATGGTGACGATTATAGGAAAAACAAATTAAAATAAGGTGGTGTTTTTTATTAATCCTAATATAAATAATTGGGAAACGTTAAGCAGGAGAATTACAAAAAATAAAAATAGAACTCAAATACAAAAATTATTAAACAAGCGAGAACAAATAGTAATTGACGTAACCGTAAATAATAAACATATTGCAAACTATAAAAGAAAACTAGATAAAATAACTTTTGAAATTGAATATTTGTATTATATGGGGGTTATAAAATGAAAACAGAATACGACAAATTAAATAACTGTTACCAAAAATCTCCAAACAATATCGAAGCGGATAGAAATTATTATGAATTATCACAGCGTAAAGATTTAAATCGCAATAATAAATCAAAATACAAACTAAATGGATTAAAAGCGGAAGATATTAAGCATTACAAACACAATGACAATTCCATACGTGAGGTATATGCGACAAAGCAACCAACACTAATAGTAAGCGTAGAGTCAACAAATAAAATAGCACAGGAACTAAATTTGGGAGAAGTAAAAGGTAAATTATCAGAACGATTAGCATGCAGAAAGAAAACTATTGATTTGTGCGTAACTGCTAAAAAGACATTAAGTGGATTTACGAAAAGGTAGGATGTGATAAAATGAATGAAGATAACAAATGTTCAACATGTAAAAACTTACAAAGCCGTGCTAGTTTCTGCCACTTAAATAAAGAAACTATTTATAAAATAGAAGCTAAAACAAATTGTAAAGATTATGTTAAAAGTTATCGGACGGTGTGGGAATCAACCGTAAGTAAAATAAATAGAAGCGTAAATAGAGACAGAGTAAACGTCTTAGATTGGACTGGAGTTAAATGAAATCAAGGGGTGTTATTATGTGTGAAATTAATCAACTAATAAAAATTAGTGACGATCCGAAAATACTTGGTGCGTTGCAGGAATTAGACCAATATCGCAGATCAAAATTAAAGCCTGCTACTAAGTTTTTAACCAATACACCGCATGAGCAATGGACTCATGTTATGCAAGAAATGGAAGAAGCATTAAAAGAGATAATTGATTTAGTGGACAATAAAAAAGAAGAAGCTGAACCAAAAGCGTTGGATGAACTAAACGACTTACAAATTAGCATTGAAACATTAAAAGCAATAATCGAGCCTGATGAATCGAAACGAATGGAATCAATGATTAGGACGGTTAATAAAAACAATGTTAGATATTACTATTGTTCTTAGTTGTGCGAATGCGGTTTAAATTAGCGCAATGATAGCGTAGTTAGATTTTAAAATGGTTTTAATACTAGTGGTTATGTTGGTTAAAATAATGTATTAGAATTTAAATATGAAAGAGGTAATAATATGAATACAAGTACTTTTACAGGAAAATCATGGGATGTAACAACTAAATGCACAGCAAATGGAATGTTTATTAGTGAGTTTAGTATTAGCGTATATGATGGAAAAGACAAAGAAACAAACAAGTCAAAATATTTTAACTTAAATTGCAAATGTTTTGGACAGATAGCGGAAAATGTTGGGAATCAAGTACAAAGGCAAGATGAACTGATAGTCGCAGGGCGTATGACAGTTGAAACGTGGGAAAAAGAAGGTGTTAAACAATATAAAAACGTGTTAATTATTGATGAAATTGGTAAAACTATTAGTAAGTTTCCACCAAAACAAGATAACAAAACAGATATGACTGGTTTTGGATCGGATGTCAATGACGATATTGATTTTTAAATAAAAGAGAATTATTATGAGAGAGATTGAATTTAGAGTTTATTATGAAAACAAAGAATTATTAAAGGGAGAATGAAATGGAATTTATAATAAAAAGTTTTGGGATTATATCATTATTTATGTGTGGAATGATTTTGTTAATTTTAATTTTAAATAGTTTAAATATTTTTGTGTGTAGAATTAAAAAAAGATACTTAATAGTTTATTGTAAATATTGCAAACATGGCGAAAAACATGGAAATATGGGAATGTTTTGCAATAAATTAAATAGAAGATTAATGGACAATGATAATTATTGTAAGTTTGGAGAAACAAAATAATGTTAGAATTTGAAAAACAACCAATTAGCGAACGCCAATTGCAATGGCAACGAAGATGTATTGAGTTATCAAGTGTGGACTTTAAATAAATGTGGTGGCAATGTGTTGTTTGTGGTTAAATACGAAAAGGATGGTGCTGATTAATGGATTGCATTGAATGCCGTGGTACTGGTTGTATTGATAATGAAAAATGGGGTATTGATGTTTGTTGTGTGTGTAACGGTACTGGAATTATAGTTGCGGTGGTAAATAATGAAACTAATTGAACTATCAGAGTGGGAATTAACTAGAATTATTGAATATGTGCAACAACAAATTAATGAACAGGGTAAGGTTTATACTGCATGGGATATTTTAATGGGGAAGTTGCGTGATTATGAGTAAAGATTATATATTTTCCGTCGATCCAGGGAACATTGAAAGTGCATATTCGGTACTAGATGAAGAATTACGACCTATTGAATTTGGTAAGGTAAATAACGAATGGCTGCGCGAAAACATGTTAGATGTAATTAACAAACACAAAGTATATAATATAGCTATTGAAATGATAGCATCATATGGAATGGCTGTAGGTGCTACTGTGTTCGATACTTGCGTATGGATTGGAAGATTTACAGAGGTTGCGCAACGACATAGTAATGTGGATGAAGTAAAATACATTTATCGCAAAGAAGAAAAAATGAATTTATGCGGAACTATGAAAGCGAAGGATAGCAATATAAGACAGGCTTTAATAGATCGTTTTGGGGTGGTTGGTACGAAAGGTAACAAAGGTTGGTTTTATGGTGTTAGCAATGACGTGTGGGCAGCTATAGCTTGCGGTACTACTTATTCAGATTTATATTTAAAAAGGGAGTTATAACATGCAAAAACTACCTAAAGACTGGATAACTTTAAGAGGTTTTATAGTATTGTGCTTGCAAGAGTTTGAATGTATATCAAACCAATACAAACCATGGTTATTTTTAAGTTTGATTATTGATAAAATAGTTTATTTAATTGAATTTGTTTTTGGAATGATTGTATCTACACCATTAATAATTTATTGTATTATTAAAATAACGGTAATATTAATAAGCATATTAAGCCAAAAAGTAAACCTAAACAAACAAGAGAATAAAAAGGAAGTGCGATAATGAAAGTTAAAGTAAAAATTGTTAATAAAGATATTGACCAAAACAGAGAATTTGAAGTATTGGAAGAACATGCAAATTGTTATATATTAAAATATGATGATAAGTTTTTAACAGTAAAAAAGGAGTGGTGCGAAGTGATTGAAGAAAGCAAAATAAAAACAAAGACAATTAGAATTACTAAAGATTTAAATGTTACTAAGTTAATGAAAGGTGATACATTGACTGCTGAAATTGAAATTGGAGAAAGATACATTTCCATTAGAAGTGGTATTTTAAAAGGTTTTTCTATTAATAAAGATTGTTTTGAATATATTGAAGATGAACAAATTAAACAAGGGTTTACCGTTGAATTTAAAAAATATTGCAGGAATTGTAAGTTTGATCCTGATTTTTGCAAGAAGAACAATAGTATGTGTATTTACTTTGAAAATTGGGAACATAATGAAAAATTTAATAAAATGGTTAATGATTTAGATAATAATAATATTGGATCAGCAAAAGAAGCAACCCATTACATGCAAGGAGAATATGAACCAATACTAGTAATGCAAGATAAATTAACAAAAGAACAATTTGAAGGATTTTTACTTGGTAATGTAATTAAATATTCATTAAGGATGAATCATAAATTGCAAAATAAAAGTGATGCAGGTAAATGTAGACAATATAGTGAGTGGTTAAATACTATTATTAATGGTAATAAAATAGTATTGGAGCGTTAACATGGATAGTGTAATAAATACTTATCAGTTTATTATTCAGCAATTATTAAATGAGTTAGATCGTAAAGATATTGTGGTTAAGTATTTTAAAGAAAATGGTAATCAGAGTGAAAAAGACATCGTAGAAAGGTTGTTATATAGTGAGCAGATTTTTAAAACCTAGATATTTTGATTTTAAAAATAAAAAAATTGGAAGATTGACTGTTATTGATTTGAAAAGTAGCGGAAGTGATGGAACATTTTGGAATTGTATATGTGATTGCGGAAACTTAATAATTGTTAGATCAACAAATTTAAAGAAAAATACAAAAAGTTGTGGATGTTTAAGGAAAGAAACAAAGTCTAATTTAAAGCATGGGCTATATGGAACTCCTTCATATAAAATTTGGAATAAAATGATTCAAAGATGTACTAATGAAAAAGAATTAAATTATAGTGATTATGGTAAAAAAGGAATAAAAGTATGCGATGAATGGTTAATATCTTTTGAAAGTTTTTACAAAGATATGGGAGAACGACCAAATAAATTAACTTTAGATAGAATTGATAACAATAAAGGATATTTTAAAGAAAATTGCAGATGGGCTACAATGACTGAACAACAAAATAATAGAACAAATAATGTAAAATTTGAATTCAACGGTAAAAGTAAAACATTACCTGAATGGAGCAGAATTATTGGTATTAAAACAGGAACTTTAAGATCTAGAATATCTAGCGGGTGGGATATACAAAAAGCTTTATCAACTATAGCAAGAAGTTATAATAAATAATAGTTAGTAATTTATTAAAAAGTTAGGAAGTGTATTATGTTATATACAGATTTTGTAGTTTGCAAAAGATTAACAAGAAAATTACAAAAACAAAATTATAATGTTTTTAATAAAACAAAAAGATATTATCAAGTTTGTAAATGGCGATGGTATATGCAGAATAACAAATAGATTTATTTAACGACTGCTTGAAATATAGTAGTCGTTTTAATATGTTATAATAGGTATAATAAGCGGTAATAAAATAGTAAAAACGTCTATCTAAATAACTATAATCGCTACACTGTATAGTTATATGAAGGAAGTTGAATTGATTATCAATGAGAATATAATGTTTATAATGGTTTAAAGGTTGTATTGAGAATTTAAATTTACTACAGGTGAAAACAACTATATTCATATAATGTAAAAAAATAAAAATTATTAAAAATGGTGGTGGTTTACATTGCTAGGAAATTAACGGAAAAACAGAAAAGGTTTGCTGATTATTATATAGAGTCTGGTAATGCTACAGAAGCATATAGAAAAGCTGGATATAAATGTATTAATGAAAAAACATATCAAGCTAATGCTAGTAGATTGCTAAGCAATGACATGACTAGGGAGTACATTGATAATATTATCCAAAAAAAGGATAATAAAAGAATAGCTACACAAGATGAAGTCCTTATCTATTTAACTGCTGTAATGCGTGGAGAAACACTTTCGGAAGTTGTTGTAATCGAAGGAACAGGGGATGGTAATAGTAAGGCTAGAAGGATGGATAAAGCTCCGGACGAAAAAGAAAAACTTAAAGCTGCTGAAATGTTAGCTAAAAGATATGGATTAGATAAGAAATATGAATTTGAAGAAAGAAAAACAGTTATAGCAGAAAAGCAAGCACAAGAATTAGACGATGATATAATTTATGAAGTTGAAGAACCTGATTATGAAAAAGAAAGCTAAGTTTAAACCACCATATAGAAATAAAAAATACAGGTTTATGTTTGAAAAAGATTACATACCTAAAAAGTATAATATTTTATATGGTGGTACTGGTTCGAGTAAGTCGTTTACAATGTGGTCGAAGTTAATACAAATGTGCTTGCAGTATTCAACCTTTGATATATTAATTGCTAGAAAATACGCTACAACTTTGCATGATACCGTAGAAATTCCAATATTAAATATTATGATGAAGTATTTTGTTAACTCATTAAGTGGTAATGGACTAATAGAGGGTAGAGACTATACTTATAACCGAACTCATAAGCATATTAAGTTTTCGACAGGTAGCATAATTCGGCTTAAGGGATATGACAACCCTGAAAAGTTAAAAGGTATCGATAATGTTAATGTATTAGTATTGGAAGAAGTAACAGACTTCACGCAGGACGATTTAGAGGACATACAAGACAGATTAAGAGCAACTCCACCGTCTAATCATCCATGGGGAATAGAACTTAAGGTATTTATGATGTTTAATCCAATATTTAAAACTCACTGGATAAGAGAATATTTCTTTGATATTGCCATTGACATGGGTGAAGAAATACACAAAGACATAGTAAAAGATGAATCAACTACAATGGCTTTAAAAAGCACATGGAGAGATAATTTTTATTATAATGGTCAGTATAAAGATGATAAACTTAGAAATAAAATGAAGTTAACTAATCCAAGAAAATATGGTGTTCAATGTAATGGTAATTGGGGAGTGCTTGGTGAACTTATCTATGAAAACTATGAAACTGGAACATACAGTAAAAACATATTTGATTATGAAGATTATTCGCTCTCATGCGATTTTGGTTTCGAACATAAGACAGCTATGTATTTAATAACGTTTAAAGATGATAATATTTATGTGTTGAAAGAAATATATAAAAACAAAATGATTGCAAGTGATATTATTAAAGAATACGAAACGCATTTTAAACAATATAGAACAGCAATGATATGTGATAGTGCAAGACCTGAGATAATAGAAGAAATGAGACGTAAAGGAGTATTCGCATCGCCTTGTAAAAAGGGTGCTAACAGCGTATTAGAAGGTATAGAATGGTTACAAGACCGCAGAATATTTATAGATGAAAGTTGCAAGGGATTAATTGAGGAAATACAAACATATCAATGGGAAAAAGATAAAAAAACCGGTGCAAGAATACCAAAACCAATTAAGGTAAACGACGACGGACTCGATTCTATCCGTTATGGCAGTTTAAAATTTAGAGCGAAAAGTAAGCTAGATCATGCAAATTAGACTATGAAAAATAACATAGTCTTTTCTTTTTAACTTATTCTAAAATATATTTAAAAATACTATTGCAATCTATATTAGCATGTGGTACAATAAAGACAGATAAGAGATGCGGACAACAAAGGGTGTCGGTCACAAGGAGTTTTTAAAATGAATAACGAAAAAGAATTACAAGTGGTAACTACTGAAACAACTAATAAAGAAACTGGTTTTAAATGTATGGAAATTGATATGGAAACAAATGAAGTATTCGCAGTATTTGTAATTAAGTAAATGGTGCGGTTGCAAAATGGCAACGACTATAAGGAGTTTTTGAAATGACAACACGTAAATACAACAAAGTAAAACAATTATCAAAAATGGGAAACAATCCGACAACGTTTAGCACGTTATTGCAAAAAGTAAAATTTGAAATAGATATTGATAAACTTACCGCAAAACAAATTGCAAAAATAATTGATTTAATGTACCTAAGTAAATAACAAAAAACAAAAGAGATTAGGTAAAACTAATCTCTTTTTAATATATAAAATACTTTTAAAAATAACATTGACAACCTAAAGTATTTTTGGTATAATAAAGACAGAGGTTGAGATAACAACCTACTAAAACTTAAAGGCGGTACACGAAATGAACAAGCGCGAAATGATGATCCAAGCACACAAACTAGCAAGTAAAATGGTGGGTAACTACTCAGCTAGATTATCATTAGCGTTAACTCAATTATGGGCTGTCGTTAAAAATGGAGTTGCTAAAATTGTTAATACTTTAGTAAAATGTGACTTTTACGGATCAAGAATAATCGTAGATATTGCAACTGGTGAAATAACTGGTGATACTTATACAGTAAAAGGACAACTTAAAAAATTCCACGCATCTACATGGTCAGCAGATAAAAAAGTATGGGTTATTGGTAGCACTGCAACTTTTACAAAACAAGATCATATTGATTCTTTAGTTAATCGTTACGCGGTAAAATAAAAATAACAAAAGGTGGTAGACATATGAACAAATTAGAAATAGTTAATAATGATGGTAAATTATTGGTAAATAGCAGACAGGTTGCTTTAATGATTTACAGGGAACACGGAGAACTGCTTAAAACAATTAGACAATATTGCGATTATTTAGGACAAGGGAATTTCACCTGCACCGATTTTTTCATTGAAACAACTTATTTGTCAGAACAAAATAAAATATTGCCATGTTACTCCATTACAAAGAAAGGTTGCGACATGGTTGCTAATAAAATGACTGGTGAAAAGGGAATACTATTTACGGCAACTTATGTTACTGAATTTGAAAATATGCAAAACCAATTAATGAAACCAATGTGCATGGAAGATATGATGATAAACCAACTTCAAAATATGAAAGAAGTTAGATTACAATTAGAACAAAATACAGAAAGTATTAAACAACTTGAAGCGAAGATAATAAATATACCAACCGATTATTTTACAATAGCAGGATATGCAAGTCTAAGAGGTATCAAAGTAGATGTAAGCAAGGCTAATTTATTAGGTCGTAAAGGTGCTAAATTAAGCCGTCAAAACGGTTATGACATTGGGAAAGTATATGATAGCAAATTTGGTCAAGTTAATACTTATCACTTAGATATTTTAAAGGAGTTGTTTTAATATGTATAAGTGCCTAAAAGATGGATGGATAACACTCCAAGAGTTTAAAACCAAATACGAATTAACAACATGGAAAACGACCAGTCTACCGATCAAATTAGATAAAGAATTTCAGTGCAAAATTGGTGCGGTTATATTTATCTTTGAGAGTGAAGCAATTAAAATTAAATAGTGTGGGCGGGTTGCTTGATATTAAGTAACCCGTCCTTTATGCTATAATTAATAAAAGGGGTGAAACAATGCCAACAATAAATGATATATATGCATTAACAGCGAATGGACTATCATCAACAGTAATAGTGCAACAATTAATCACAGACGATAGCATGAGCCGTAACAAACAAGAAATGATAAGTGGTGCAAACTATTACGTAGGTAAAAATGATGTGTTAGGACTTGATTTTAGACAATACAAGGCAAATGGAATAATTAAAACTAACGAAAATAGAAGTAACCAACGTATTAGCCATAATTTTACCAAACTATTAGTGAATCAAGCAGTGTCTTATATTTGCGGTAATCCGATTACATATAAATACAATGACGATGATAAATTCCAAGAATATCTTGACAATTTATTTATGTTTGATTTTGACGATAACAATGTCCAATGGCTTAAAGAATCTCGCACTAAGGGAAAAGGTTATGTACATGTTTATTATGACGTTGTAGGTCAATTAAACTATACTGTGATACCTTCCGAGCAGATAATCCCCATCTATAAAGATATGTTTAAAAAAGAGTTGCAGCAGGTTTTACGGTACTATACTTTTAATGCTATTAGTTCAGCAGGTAAACCAATTACTAGACGTAAAGTAGAATGGTGGACTGAAAAAGATGTTAGCTATTATATCGAAGATGAAGAAGGTAATTATATTTTAAATGGTGTAACTCCCCATTGGTCTTTTAGCATGAGTACGTCACCTGATATTGTAGAGGAGCACGGATGGGGTAGAGTTCCATTTGTACAGCTATTCAATAATGATGATGCCACAAGTGATTTGCAAGACATTAAAGCAAGTAATGATGCCTATGATATTATTCAGTCTGAATTTGTTAATCAAATAGCTGACGTAAGGGAAATATTAATTAAAGTTATGGGGTATAGCGGAACGTCTGCCGATGAAATACTTCAATGCTTTAGAGGAACAGGCATTGTAAAGGTTGATGATTCTAACGGAAATATTGATGTATTAAAGTCTGAAATACCAACAGAAGCAAGAACAACAGCACTAAAGACGTTGAAAGAAAACATCTTCATGTTAGGAATGGGAGTTGATACAACCACTGAAAAGCTAGGAACAGCAGTAAGTGGTGTTGCTCTTAAATTCCTTTACGGCAACTTAGATATGAAATGTAATACATCAATTCGCAAAATGCGAAAAGCAATCTATGAATTTGCATGGTTTATTACAGATGATTATAACAGAAACAATAATGCAAGTATTAATTACAGAGATATTACATTCAGCTTTAATAAAAATATGATTATGAATGATGCGGAAATTATTGAATCATTAGCTAAGTCCAAAGGATTAATCAGCGATGAAACAATTATCGAACGGCATCCATATGTATCTGATCCAACCGAAGAAGAAGAACGTATGCAGAAACAAGAAGAAAAGCAATTGGAACAGTTTAATATTGCTATGAAAGATAAACAAGATGCCACAATGGTATAAGTAATAAATTGAATGGGTAAAACCATTCTTTTTATTTATTGTTATTGACATGACATGATAACGTGATATAATGATAATATAAATATTAAAGGAGTTGAAAACAATGGCAAAAATTAAAGTAGAAGTATTCCTAGAAAAAGAACTAATTGAACTATTAAAAGGTGTGTCAAGTAATCGTAGTGAAGCTATTAGGATTTGTGTTGAAGATAAATTTAAGAAGGTAGGTAAGTAATATGAATGAGTTAAAAGTTATTGAGCAAAGAAATGTATTGGGTAAAGATTTTAAAATTTATGGTGACTTTGATAATCCTTTGTTTTTGGCAAAAGATGTAGCAGAAATGATCGAATACTCAACTGATAAGGTTGGGCAAATGTTAGTAACAGTTGATGAATTTGAAAAGAAAACCTTACCGATATATTATAGTGGTCAGGTTAGGGAAATGTGGTTTGTAACAGAAGAAGGTTTATACGAAGTTCTATTCCAAAGCATTAAACCGATTGCCAAAGAGTTTAAGAAGGAGGTAAAGATAATCCTTAAAGATATTCGTAAACATGGAATCTACGCTACTGATAAAGTTATTGAAAATATACTTAATAATCCTGATTATGGTATTGCATTGTTAACGCAACTAAAAGAAGAACGTCAAGCAAGACTTGAAGCAGAAAAAACTAATACGATACTAATGCACGTAAATAAGACTTACACAGCGACAGAGTTAGGGAAAGAATTAGGATTCAAATCGGCTATAGCGTTAAATAAAACTTTATCCGATAACAAAATTCAATTCAAACAAAATGAAACATGGGTATTTTATTCTAAATATGCTAATTGTGGTTATACTGAAATTAAGCAAACTGTATTGGACAGTGGCAAGGTTGTTTATGATCGTAGGTTTACGCAATTAGGGCGGGAATTTATTATTAAGTTGTTAAATAAATAGAAAGAAGGTATTTATGTGAGTGAAGATGTTAAAAACGAAAAAGATTGTATGTTTTATAAAGATGGTGATTGTGTTTTAAAATTAACATGCGGTCTTAAAGGTGACAAGTGTTGTGCTGATTGTATACGCGATAAAGTTAAATGTTTAAATTCGTGCGACTGTTTTAATTAATAACAATATAGCAAGGTATTAATTTATCTTGCTATTAATAAAACAAGGAAGTGTATTATAATGGATAACAAAAGATTAAACGAAATAAAAAAAGAATGTGAAGTATACGACACAGAAGAATATGAAAATATTATTGACTTGATTAAAGAAATAGAAAGATTAAAACAATCAATGTCAGTAATATACAACATATCAGCAAAAGACAAAGGATTAGACATGAAAGAAACTACACAAATTTATTGTATTGCGAGGGATAACAAATAATGAAAAGACAAGAAATATTAGATATGGTTGCAGGTGGATGTTTAGATAAAACAGTAGTAGAAAATTTATTTAAAAGTGGGTTTGTATTTAATTATAGTAGCAATCTTGCTTCTTCATGGGTTATAGTCGACTTACTACGCAAAAGCGGAATATACCTAACAATTACTATGGATAGAACAATATATCGCATTGAGGCTTATTCTGAGGAGCATATGGACGATATAGAAGAACTAGAAGGTGAATCATTACCACTGTTAATTTGCAAGATTGCATTATTGTGTAACATGTATGATTTTGTTACGTTGGAGGTGTGATATGGTCAATTGCAACGATTGTAAATATATAAATATTACAGAAGAACAATAAACTAGCAATAAAGAAAACCACGTGTGTATGATGTTTTGTGATAGACTTTTTCATAATAGTAATATAGTAGAAAAGAAGCATAATTTTATTTATCCTAGTAGCTATTGTAACGGTAAATATTTTAAAGAAGGAAGAACATATGAAACCAACAATACAAGCAACACAACAAAAACATATTAACGAACTTGAAAAAGAAAATGAGTTGTTGCATTCTAAAAATAATAAGTTAACTAAACAATTGCAAGCATTTAGAAATAAGGTTAGGAGAACGAAAACATGAATAAAAAAGAATTAATCAACTTCAACAAAAACCATCCATGCAAACATTTAAAAGATAACCAATGTGAATTTATAATTAAAACTCCATGCATAATTTGCAAAAGTTATAAGGAGAAAGAATGATAATTGATGTAGTTGTTGATGATGAAGAACAGGAAATAGAAATCCCGCCCCAAGAATACTGGATAGAAAAAGATAGAGACAGAATGATTATATTGTGGTTGGCTGTAGATCGTGTAGCCAATTTGGTTAAAGAACAATATTCAAAGGTCATAAACGATATAGAAAAAGAAGTGTATCGTTATTATGGTAAAAACTTTGCGGGCGGGTTGCCTAAATACTCAAATGTGAAAGTAACAGAACTAATTAAGAAATTAAAGCCGTCAATTGATACCGTCTACAATGCCCAACAAAAGATATTAAACACGCACCTAATAGATATGTATACCACCAACTATTTAAAGTCACTGTATGACATTCAAAGCGGAACTAAGGTATATTCTAATTTTCCAAAACCTACCGAAACAGATATTGAAAAGGTTTTAAAGTTTCCGTGGTCAGGAATAAATTACCGTGATAGAATCGAAGCAAACAACAATAAAACGATAAGCGATTTAAGACAGGAAATAACCAAGGGTATGATTCGTGGTGATGATGTTAAAACTATTTCTGATAATGTTGCAAGTAAATTAAATGTTAGTTCTAAAAACGCACAAAATATGGTACAAACCGAAAGTGGCGCAATGTTTTCAGAAAGTGACAAGGCTACTTATGAAGAATTTGGGATAAACGAATATGAGTTTGTTGCTACATTAGATGCAAGAACTACATTAATATGCAGGGAGTTAGATGGTGAGGTATTTCCAGTGAGTGAAATGCAAGCAGGCGAGAATGCTCCGGCAATGCATACGAGATGCAGAAGTTCTACGATTCCTAGTTTTAATGATTCCGTAGGTGACAAAATAGCTAGAAATATAAAGAACGGAAAATCAGAATATATTAGTGGAGAAATTACCTATAACGCTTGGATTGTTAAATATGGAGACTTCTTTTAGACTAGATTAATTTCTAGTCTTTTATTTATCTTGACAGTACGCCATATATGTACTACAATAACAATATAAACAAATGAAAGAGAGTGATAACAAAATGTATACAGTAAAAACAAATTTAATTAATAATACCAATGAAATAATAGAAACTAAATTATTAAAAACAGATACAGTTTGCAAATTTATGGATAACTTGAAACAAGCTAACGAAGAATTAGAAAACAGACAAATGTATAAAGAAATCGGAATGTTGGAATGGTATATTAAAGATAAAGGATATGACTTTTAAATATTTAAATAGTTGTTGACTGTAGTACCAATAAGTGGTACAATGCATACATAAGATAAATAAATAAAACGGAGTGATTGAAGTGTTAAAAAGAATTGGCAGTAAAAACGGATTAAAACTAAAAAGCACAAAAGATTGTTTTAAATGTAAAAATGTATGGATGGCAGGATTTTATTTTAAAGGTTAAATTATTAAAGCAAGGTGGTGCTTAATCCACCGTTAAAGGAGAGTGCAATGGAAGTAAAACAAATTGATAAACAATTAACTTATGATTTTATACTTAATAAACATTACGCTCAACGGAAACCGTCTATTAGTTACTCATTCGGCTTATATGACGATTTAAACTTAGTTGGTATACTTACTATTGGAAAGCCTGCATCTAATGCACTATGTGAAGGAATTTGCGGTAAAGAGTATTCCAGTAAGGTTTATGAATTAAACCGACTATGCGTTATTGATGGATTGCCTAAAAATACATTAAGCAAATTTGTAAGTTCGTCATTAAAACAATTAAAAAAAGAAGATCTAATATTAGTAAGCTATGCAGATAGCGGAATGAATCACTGTGGTTATATTTATCAAGCAACAAATTGGATATATACTGGCAAAACAATAGAACGAACTGATAAATATGCTGAAAACGGAAAACATTCAAGACATTACAATGATGATAATAACCATTTAAGGATATTTAGAACTGCAAAATTCAGATATGTATATTTTACTGGTAAAAGCAAAAAAGAATATTTACAACACATGAATTATGAAATTATTAAAGAATATCCCAAATTGTATTGCGAACATTACATATTGGGAGAAAAGCAAAAACGCAAAGTAATTGATACAAATACAAATACAATATTTTATGAATAGGAATGTTAACATGAATAATAAAGAGCGTTGTGATAATTGTGGTAAATGGGTATTAGAATGTTCGTTAGTAACATTGCCCGAAGAATTATATCATCTACTTGATGGTGACAATGAATTTTCAATTTGCATTAAATGTTCAAACACTAAAAAAGAAGAATACTGGAAACAATGGATACCGACTAAACGCATTACAAAGGAGGTTAAATAATGCTAAAAGAAGGAGCGATAAGAACAGAATTTTTAACCAAGGTAAGAGTAACACCACTAGAAAAAGGACTAGTACAAGTAAGAATGAAACAGCTTAAAATAACTAAAGAAAGCGAATATATCAGAAAGTGTGTTAATTTAGAAATGGAGAGTGCAAATAATGCTAAGTAGCAAATTAGAAAAATACAAGAAACTATTAAACGTGCAAAACTGGCAAATACAATTGATTGAGGAAGAATGTTTGGATTGTGATGGACATACAAAAATGTTATATAACGATTATCGAGCGGTAATAAAAATAAGCAAATCGTTAAGCGACACAGAGAAGGAATTATCCTTAATCCATGAATTGCTACACTTAGTACACAGAGATGAATATTTTACAGCTAGTGAGGTGCTAGACACTGCAGAAAACAAGTTTGTTAATACCATGTATGTAAGATTCCACGAACGATCAATCGAACAAATGGCAAAGATAATTTATAAATTAAGTATTATTGGAGGTGTTTAAAATGAATTACAGATTAGAATTAGTTAAAAAGTTTCAAAGTGAATTAGGATATAGTATTTCGCAATCACTAGATTTAATGATGAAAATAAACAAAACAACACTATCAGAAAAAGAGGCATACAATATATTTATGGCAACTGGATTTAAAGATGCAGAACAATTTATTAGTAACAAGCCAGTGATAACATATAATTCACTTAAAAATTTCAATCGGTTTTTACTTAAAGTGTTTTTAGTAATAGTAATATTAACATTTGGATTAATAACCTATGGATGCGGAACACAAGAAGATAAACCTGTACCTGTTCCAGTAGCAAAAATACAACAAGAAATTAAAGAAGAAAGTCACCAAAAATGGATTACAAAACAATTTAGTGGATGGGATGGACGGCATACAAGAATAGTGCAATTAATCAAACCAAAACTAAACGATCCTAGTAGTTTTGAACACGTAGAAACTCGCTATAGTAAGCAAGGTGACGATATAATTGTATTTATGACGTATCGTGCCAAAAATCAATATGGAGGAGTTGTGATGGGTAATGTTAAGGCTAAGGTTTGTTATAGTAATGATGCAATTGAAATAATGTAAAACGTATTAATTTAAGATCACCAAATAGTGGTCTTTTTTTATTTAAACCAACTTTTAAAATTTATGATATAATTATATTAATCTATTGCAGGAGACAACCTGCCTAAAAAGTTTAATAGAAAGGGTGACATATATATAATGGATTTAAAAACACTTCTTGGGGATTCTTACACAGAGGAAATTGCAAGCAAACTAAAAGGAATGGATATTTTCGAAAAAGGAAAAGCAATGCCACTAGAAAAATTCAATTCCAAAATGGAGGAAGTTAATAGTCAGAAGAAGGAATTAAAGGAGCAGGTCGACACTCTTAATAAAACCTTAACTGATAATAACGTTTCACTTGAAGCAATGAAAAAAGCTTCTGCTGAAAACCCTGAATTGCAGAAACAACTTAAAGAATACCAAGAAAAAATCAATGCAACTCAAAAAGAATTCGGTGATACTTTAACAGCCAAGGAAACAGAATGGCAACAACGAGAAGTTAACAACAAGAAATCATATGCAGTGCGTGAGAAGTTTATTATGGAACATGCTGATAAAGATTATATTGATATGTTAATGACTAAAACAGACCTTAATAAGATTACTATTAATGAAAATGGTAGCTTTAATGGTATTGATGACGTTGTGTTAGGCGTTAAAACTAGTTGTAGTAAGCTATTCGGTGTTCCGCAGGTAAAAGGTACTGGTACTCCTAATGGTGGCACTGGTGACGGTTTGCAAATTACCAAGGAATCATTAAAAACAATGTCTGCCGAAGATATTAATAAAAATTGGGATGCAGTACAAACGGTACTAGCACAAAAATAATGAAAGAAGGTATATTATAAATGGCTATTGACAACTTCATTCCCGCCCTTTGGAGCGCACGACTTTTGGAAAACCTTAACAAATCACATGTTTATGCTAATCTTGTAAATAGAGATTTTGAGGGTTGACCAAAACTGGCTCTCATTAAACCCCGTTAAAACTGGAATACCCTAACGTAAAGACGAGGGCAATCAGTTACCAAGCCTGTTTAGAGATTTACAGGATAGGTCCAACGACTAGTGGTGATTCTTAACCTGTACTATTAATTAAACATATGTTATAATAACAGTACGGAAAGAAAATAATTCCACCAAGAAAGCGGGGGTATAAAATGGAAAAGTATCACAAAGGTTATATGATAACTCATAACGGTTATAAATTATTAATGTCTAAAAATCATCCAAATAAAAATAAGCAAGGGTATGTAAGAGAACATATACTTGTTATGGAAAAAAGCATTGGAAGGTTTTTGACTGAAAAAGAAGTTGTTCATCATAAAGATGAAAACAAACTTAATAACGATATTGATAATTTAGAATTAATGAGTGATTATGATCATCGAAGCATACATAGTTCTAAACCAAGAAAATTAGTTAATTTAAAATTAGCTAGTGAACTTCTTTTAAAAGGGTATACGATGCCACAAGTAGCAAGTAAATTAAATTTATGTGAAAGCGGATTACGAAAAAAACTTAAAAAAGAAGGAATACAACTTGGTTTAAAGCGTGGCGGTGCTAGAAAAAAGATATTTGACGATTTTATATAAGATATAGTCTAAACTACTATCGAATTGACGGTAGGTAGCAACTGATTGACCATTAGTTGTGATGATGGAAACATCTAGAAGTTATTGATAAAGAGCAATAACGATAATAATAATGCAAATTTCAGGTCAAGGTTCATCCGTTAAAATTAATTCTATTGGTCGTGTAACTATTGGTGATTATGTAAAAAATAATGATATTACTGCCGCAGAAACTTTGACAGATACACAACGTATTTTGCTAATTGATCAAGCTAAATTTTTTAACTTTCAAATTGATGATGTTGATAAAGCGCAACAAACTCCTAAACTTATGGACGGTGCAATGGCTGAAAGTGGTTATGCTTTAGGTGATGTTACCGATAAATTCTTAGCAGGTCTTTACACTGGTGTGCAAGCTGCAAACATTGTAGGTCTAGGTAATGACACAACTCCTATCGTTCCTACTAAAGCAAACGCTTATGACTACTTGGTAACTATGAAGGTATTACTTGATGAAGCAAATGTTCCTCAAATGGGTAGATGGGTTGTAGTTCCTGCATGGTTTTATGGTTTGATGCTTACTGATGCAAGATTTATCCAAGCAACGGCAGTCGGTGATAATAGAGTTGCTAATGGAATGATCGGTAGCGCGGCAGGGTTTAGCGTTTATAGTTCGAACAACGTACCTAATACAACTGCTACTAAGTATAAAATTATTGCAGGGCATCCGATGGCAATGAGTTATGCAGAACAAATCGTTAGTGTTGAAGCATACCGTCCTCAAAACCGTTTTGCAGATGCGGTAAAAGGGTTGCATGTATATGGTGGTAAACTAGTTCGTCCCGAAGGAATTGCAGTTGCAACATTCAATCGTGTGTAATTAAATAATTAATAGGTGGACGTAAAACTCCACCTATTTTAATAAAAGGAGATAGTGTATGTGGTTTAGAAATAGAGAAACAGGTTTAGAATTTGATATTGAGAATCAAGATTTAATTAATAATCTTAAAAAAGATGGAAACTTTGAAGAAATTGCACCAGTTGAAAATCAAGAAGAATCACCAAGCAGAAAAAACTTAAATGCTAAATTAAAATCATTAGGTTATGATGGTGATTTAAGAAAACTAAGCGATGAAGATGTAATTGCTGAAATTGCAAAACTTGAAAATAAATAGATTTAAAGGGTAGTGTAAAAGCTACTCTTTTTATTTAGTTGTTGACAATATCCATATGGATATTATATAATTAAAATAATAAATTAAAGGAGTGGTTTAATTGGTTAAAAAGACTGGGTTATGGGGTAGTTCAAGATCAGTAAGACTAGAAGCAGAATGTAGGGAGTTAGGAATAGGAATAGGTGACGAAGTTGAAATATTAGTTGTTGATGGCAAAATCACAATAGAAAAAGTAATCACAGAATTTAAAGTGGTAAACGGTGTTAAATTTAGTGTAAAGGAGTAATTAAAATGATATTCAATGTAAAAGCAACCAACTACGATGCAAAAATATTCACAGCATATAACTATTTGATAATATTACAAAATTACAATTTAAAAACAACCAAAGGAGAATACAAAGATGAATTTTACACAGTAGAATTAAATTCATTAGAAGAATTAATACAATTGCAAAGAGACGTATGTTGCGAGTTAATAATTGATAGAAATAATATTGAAATTTATGACGATTGGAAAGAAACTTGATAGCTAAATACATAATAAAAGAAATACATTCAGCAAAACAAGACAATCCTAAAGGATGCTATATATCAGTAGTCGCAACGGTTTTAATAAACGGAAACGAAGAACGAGTAAAACCAGTATTTGCGGATTGGGAACAATTAAATTTAATTAAGAAAAGAGGTTGGTATAATGGATAAAGACTTTTTAAAAGATTTCGTTAAAAATGTTACCGTTTATTCTCCTAAATGTTTTATTAACAGCAGAAATGAGTTTATAATCGTTCCTAAAGACAATATTTACTTTTTGCTTGATGATGTTAAAACCGAATTAGATTTAAAATGTAAAGTTATTGCATGGTTATCACGACCAAGTTGTAAAGGAGTTAGTAAGTATTGGCAAAAAAGAATTAGGTGTATTTTTAATGATTGTTTAGAGTTTGATTTTACTTTTGAACAAATCGAAACGATATATACTTATCTAGGAAACGATTGCAATAGAAGTAAAACAATTAAGTTTATAGAATCTAATTATGATTTAAATATATTAAATAAATAGGAGTGGTAACATATGTAAAGATTTAGTAATAGTTAAAAAGTTAAATGGTGTTGAAGATGTATTTACTGATTCTAAAATTATAGGGATAAACACGAATAATCAACATAAAAATGTAATTGAACTAATTAGAAAATACGAAGATCGATTATGTTAGTTTGGAAAGGTTACGTTTGAAACGCTACCTTTGTTAAGCGGTCAAAGTGAAAAAGTATGTTTATTGAATGAAATGCAAGCAACATTTTTAATATCTCTTATGAAAAATACAAAACCAGTAGTATAATTTAAAGTTAATTTAGTTAAAGAATTTTATCGAATGAGAAGTGCCATTCAAGAAAAGCAATACCAAGAATGGTTACAAACTAGAAAAAGCGGTAAAATGATTAGACGTAACGAAACAGATAAATTAAAACTACTACTAGAATATGCAATTGCTAACGGTTCAAAAACATACGCTAATAAACCAAATTCGCTATTCGCACTATATACTAAATTAGTAAACAATAGCGTAGGAATAGCCACAGGAGAGCGCGATACGTGCGTATTTAAAGTATTAAGTATAATCATTATGTTAGAGGATATGATTCAGCACACAGTTGTTGAGGAGATCAATAAAAGAACCGACTATCACGAAATATATTATATTTGTAAAGTTAGGTGTAGTGAAATGATGCGATATGCTTATTTGCCTGAAATTAAACTATTAAAATAACCACTTTATACCATGCAGTAAAATGTATGGTATAATTTTTATGTAAATATAAACTTGGGGGTTTAAGTATGGCGAAAGATTATAAATGTGCGTTTAGTGGGCAGGAAATGGATGCTGCTATTAGGTCATATTTAAATGGTGATGGTAACGGAAAAGGAGAAAAAGGAGACAAGGGAGATGCCGGACAAAAAGGAACAGACGGTAAAAATGGCATAGATGGAAAATCGGGAGAACGTGGATATACCGGAGAAAAAGGTCAACAAGGAATCCAAGGTAATCAAGGTTTAAAAGGAGATCAAGGATTAAAAGGCGATAAAGGAAATGACGGTAAAAACGGTAGCGGATCATTAACAGATAGACAACAGCAACTAATAAATAATTGGTCTGATAGTTACTACCTGTACCTTGGTAATGATGCAAATAACCCAATTGAATTAGACTGGAAAATAATTAAAAAAGATTCATGCTTATACTTTTATAAGTATATTAGTGGAGTTTGGAAAGAATACCAAAAGATTGGCGCATCAGTACAAATGGATGTACTGATTTTAAAAGGACTATGGTCGCGAATATACGATTTAGATAATAAAGGTAAAAAGTTTAATATTTGGCGTAAGGGGTCAACTCCAAACTCTAACGTATTGGGATCAACTCAAAAATCAATGTTTCTTTTATCTGACAGTAAAATAGGTGTATCTACATCTTGGCAAGGAAAAGAAATTACATTAGAGGTAAATAAAGGTGATGAATATTTAAAATTTGAAAAATCAACATTAAAATATCAGTACGAAAACAAATCTGATTTTGAGATAATAAGAATGTTAACTGCTACATATAAAGATACAAAAGCTCGTTTAACAGTTTGGGACATTACAGACGGTAGCGAAGAAGAAAATATAAAACTGATTTATGAGTCGATGGGACGTGATGATTTTTATTTATATGGCGGTAATGTTTTAGTAGGTATTGAAGGTAATACCGTTGGTGAACTAAACGTAGAATTCAATGATAGAATTTTCTTGATTAAAGGAAGAGTTTATTTATTTGAAGCAGAATGCAGAAAAAACGATTGTGGTTTTATTGGATTAGACAACGTACCAAACATAATATTTAAAGGTTTTGAATCTGTAGATAGCCCTATAATGACTGAGAGTGGACTAGAATCGCATTTATTTAAAAACGTTAATCTTTTTTACGGTGCAAAGATTTTAAATTCTCTAGGAGAAGATTTGATTTGTAGCAATAACACCTTTAAAAAAGCAACAACTGTCGGAAATCCAACCAATGAAACAATAATTATTAGTAAAACAGGAGCAAGACAGGCAACTATATCAAAAGAAGCCACTTTAGAATTAGGAGTAGATACAAAATTAATTCCTGTTACCAAAGGACAAGAAGATTTTTATTTTGTCTTATTAGGTTTTAATGTTGGTACGCAAATAAGAAATATAGAAATATTAACTCCTTGCTTTTTAACATTAAAAGTAAATACTAAAACAGTTGTTGAAAATGTACAATTTGAAGCAGGGTTGCATAATTTAGTTTTTGAAAGAGGAATAGTTTTAAGTGATATAAACAACGTATCTTACAAAACTACTGATAGTAAAGGCAATATTATTGATGGTGCTTTACTGGGTTATTTGCCTAGTTATGAATCAGATGCAGATAACATTACAAGTGTTAAATTTGAATTGGTATACAATACTATTAGTTCGCCAGTGCCATTGGTTACCACAACTATGCTTGAAGATTATTTAATTAAATATCCTTTTGCAGATCAAAAAGTTGACAAAGGTTCAGATGTTGAATTTAACTCACTAGTTACCAATTTAATAAACGGACAACCTTATATTGCCACTGAAAACAATTACACAACCACTGAAAAGCAAAAATTAGAATCATTGCGTGATAAATTTAGAGGTCGTTTTGACAACCAATCACAATTACCACCAACCGCAACAAATGGAGATTATGCGATTGTCATTGACGTTATATATGTTTATAATAATTCGTGGATCAACACTGGTACTAAACTTGGCGGAGATATGTTAAAAGCTATTTACGACCCTAACGGAATAGCAAAAGACGTATACAACAGACAAAACCATACTGGAAAACAAGATTATACAACAATTGCAGGACTTGCAGAAATTGCATCAAGTGGAGATTTTAACACGTTGAATAACATCCCTGAACTATTGACAATTAAAGAAGCAAAAAGCAGGGATTTTTTCAAAGCCTTTACCGAAAGCGGACGTTACAGAATGTTTGATTGCGATAGTAATATACCTACTGGATATACGTCTGATAGTGACTTTTGGTGTGATGTTTATTATACCGACGATAATTTTATAAAAGTTGTTGCTTATGACGTTCGCAGTAATAAATCTTTTGTTGTTTCAAAAACTGGTGGACTATGGGGTAATTGGGAATTAACTAAAATAATAGTAAATAATACAATTAATTCAACTAGCGAAACAGAAGCATTAGCAGCAGTACAAGGATTTAATCTTTATAAAATGTTTTTTGAATCGCAAAACAACTTAAATATCGAAAAGAAATTTGATGATAATGGTTACATACAATTTGCAGGATTTATTTTTCAATGGACTACAATCAGCACTACTTCAAGCACTGGTAGCGTTACATGGACTTATCCGAAACGATTTCCTAATAAATGTGTTGGCGTTCATTCGCAAGTTTGTACTGGCACAGCAAGCGGTAGCGGTGTAGACGTAACTTATGTGTATCAACTAGGAGATAATACAGAAAAGGTAAGCATAACGCACGATTATGCAAAATCTGCAAATTCGTCATTGCAACACTATGTTTGTGCATACGGTTTTTAATTATTAAAAGACGTACTAAAATACGTCTTTTCTCTTGTTATATAATAAAAACAGGTCTAAAATGTAGTAATAACGTAAATATAAAAGGAGTGATTTATCTGTATGAGTCAAGGCATAACGGACAACAAATTGACGATTCAATACAAAAAGTAAGAGACGTTACAATGGTAGCAACTCAAATTAATTCTACTCTTAGTTTTTCTGATTCTTTAAAGTTTAATTTATTGGCATTAAACAACGATGAAATATTATGCAAAAAACTTGATGGCTCGATAAACGGCATAGGATTAACTAAAAACGACCTAGTAATAAAAGGTGACATACTAGGAGATATATCTTATCTAGTAGGTACTGGTGGAGTTTTAAAAGGAAGTGTGGTGTTTTTAACACCTGCAAATACTGTTATGTTAGCTAATTCTAATAATATTACCCATGCTGATAGAGTTGTTGGGTTGTCTTTGGTAAATGCAGATGAAAACTCAATGCAGTTGGTAAGATTAACTGGTACAATAACTAATGAAAATTGGACATTAACAGCAGGATCAATTTATTACCTTGGATACGGAGGTGAATTAACAACAATTTTACCATTAATAGGATTTATCCAAAAAATAGGATTAGCAATTAGTCCTACTACTTTAATTTTACAGATCGGCAATCCCAAATTATTATAAAGGTGGAGTAAAAATGTATAATCAACTAAGAAACAATTACTTAAAACAAGGACAACAATTTCAACAACAATTATTACAGCAACAGCAACAATTTAAACAACCAGTGCAACCAGTACAGAATACACAACAAGAAATTAATCCCAACCAATATAATGATAACTTTAAAAACATGTCAGAAGAACAAGAAAGACAGTTTGAACTATTATGCTTACAAGCAGGACTAAATAAAATCGAAACTAATATTATGATATTTAGTCAAACTGGCAAGAAGTCAGCGGAAGAAATATCAAAAGAAATCGGTATTGACTACAGTACAGAAATAGGTAAAATGTCATTTGATTCCATATTTCAAACTGCTAATAATAAAATTGTTATGAAGTACGGAAACGGTGCGGTGTAATGGGAATTAATGAAGAAAACAAAATTATAAAACATAGGCTTGGCAATATGTCAAAATCCGAACTAATGATACTAGCTAATGAATGTGGGTTTATTGGCGAAGATTTAAAATTATTGATTGATTGTTTTTGTAATAAGAGGTCTAACACTAGCATTGCAATCGAATTAAACCTATGTATTGACTCTGTAGCTAAGCGAAAAAAGAAAATAGTTGATAGAGTTAGGGCGTATAGATTATCTCTTGCTAGAGGGCTTAATACTAATCTGTAATTATTACATTATTGTTACAATTTAATACTCTTATAACCTCCTATAATTAAGGTATAACTTAAATTTAAGGAGGTTTTTTTATATGGCTATGGGTGTAGAAACTGGTGGATTTCCAGTAGTTTTACCAAGTGGTGGAGATACAGGTGGTTTTGGTGGCATGGGTGGTATCGGTGGTCTTTTAATAGGTGCTTTACTGTTTGGTGGTCGTGGTGGTTTAGGTAGTATTGGTGGTGGTGGAATGCCGATGGCAGAAGGTGCTCAATTAGGACAACTTAGTGGTATCCAAGCACAAGTAACTGGCGTACAGAGTCAATTAAATTCTAGTGTAATTACTGGTGAGATTAATGAACTTCAATCCGCATTGAATTCTGCTAACATTGCTAATTTACAAGGTATTAGTAACAATGCTTTAACTTATCAATCTGGAAATGCTGCAATTCTAGCTGGTCAAGCATCCAACAACTACACTACCCTTAATAGCATTAATGGTTTAGGTAGAGATGTTGTTGCTGGTGCTAATCAAAACGCACTACAACAACTTAATTCTTTTAATCTTTTAAATACAACCACCCTCCAAGGATTTAACGAAATTGGTAGAGATACTGCAAATGCTACTAATCAACTAATTATGGGGCAGAACAGTCTAGCTGCACAAATGGCAAATTGTTGTTGTTCAATTGAAAAGGCTATTGGCGCGGACGGTGCAATGACTAGAACATTAATCAACGATCTAAATGTACAAAACCTACAAGCACAATTAGCAGATGCTAAAAATGCAAATAGTAATTTGTCTCAATCTATTGCTCTAAGTAATTCATTATCTGCACAAACTAATACTATTTTACATCATCTTATCCCAACAACTATAGTTTAATAATAAAATAAAATAAAGGTAGGATTAACGTCCTACCTTTATTTATTAAAGGAGGAAATATTATGGCAAGTCCGATTATATTAACAACAACAGCGGTGGTAATTGTACCTTTTAATTCTCGCAGAAAAGTTTTACAACTACAAAACACTGGCGGAACTAATGCAATTTATGTAAAAAAACAAATTCGTGGAACTGCTCAATCAATTCCATCTGCTACTAATTATGATTTTGAGTTAACAGCACTAGGGACAGCAAGCGGTATTATCAAAATAGAATCAGCTGCAAGTTATATGGCGGTTTCCGCAGTTGCGACTACAACATTGGGAGTAATGGAAACTTTTGCAGTAACGGCTTAATTTAGATACTATTTAGGTAAGGAGGTAATTATGGGTAAAGTATCGTGGGTACAAGGTCAAAAATATCCAATTGATATGATCAAAGACTTTGAAACTATGCTAATGGAGCAAATGGCATGGGAACAAATGGCTAGTCATTTTTCTGCAGACCTTGCAGGGATATATCAAAGCATAGGTCTTAATGGATTTAAACGAATGAAACGTTACCAATCTATTAAAGAAGTTAAAGAATCAGCAGAAATTCGTCATTACATGGTAGATTATTTAAAGGTCTTGCCTGTTGAGGATTTTAGTTATACCTCACCAATGGCAATATCCACATTAAAAGAATGTCTCAACTTGGATCATACGTATTGTGAGGAAAACATCGCAAGGCTTAACAGACTCATGGAATTGGCACTACAAGAGAAGAAATATTGTTCTATACCAATGATACAGTGTCTTGTTGTTAAAGAGTACCGTAGACGTGTGAAGATAGAAAGAGAGTATTTAGAATGTGAATATGTGTCATGGGATAAAGTTTATGTAATGCAACACGATAAAATAATACATGAGTGTTATAAGCGCAAAGAAAAAGAATCATATGGATATAAAGATTAAACAAAAAAAGCAGGTACATAACGTATCTGCTTTTGTTTGTCTATTTTACTATTGTTTCTTTACCGAATGAATCACACATTATTATTTCTTCGGCTATGCTACCATAATTAATAGTCAACCAGTTTATTCCTAATGTTTCGTTATCAATATTTTCCATTGGACATATTTGTGTATAGCTTTTTGCAGGTAGTTGGTTTTTATGTATTTTCTTTTTGTCGAACTTTATAAATGCTATATATTCCATAGTTCACCTCCTAATTAATTATAGCACCGTACTTAATTGTATGGTGCTTTTTATTTGGTTAAACACATTATAAAAAAAGCATTGCATTGTAGCGTTAAGTAGCATATAATAGCTTTAGGAGGTGAAGTAAATGGAAGAAAATAAAATGTCAACCACCGTAATGGGAGAAACAGCATATAGAATTAAACATGTTGCTAAACTGTTAAATCTTAATGTTGAAACAATTAGAAGGTATGTAAGAAGCGGAAAGATTAAATCTTATCATTTTACTAGAGAGTATTTTATTACTGAAAGCCAGTTGAATGAATTTATAAATAACGGCATTAAGTAAAGTAGTGTGATTAAATATGAAGCGTAAAGGTACTAATTTTATACAGGTAAGCAGAAATATATTTAATGACGAAGAATATGCTGACTTATCAAAAGATGCTTGTTGGTTATATATGGTTTTAAATGAATTGGAACACAGATACACTGGTGATAAAGTTGATTTCTTTTTCAGAAGCAATGAAGATTTATGTACAGATTGTAGAATGAAATTGACAGCATTTAAAGAAGCAAAAAAAGAACTCCTAACCAAAGAAAGTCTAATCCAATCATGGCAAATGCATTGGATAGATAGCAATGGTAAGAAGTCCAAAAAGAAAGTAACAGCTTATAGATTATTATAACATTTATTATCAAAAGTCGTATTTCGACCTTTGAGTCAAAAGTCGGTATGCGACCATATACAAAAGTCGGTATGCGACCACTATATAAGAAGTAACTACTAATTAAGAATTAACTATATAATATATAAGATTTAGTAAATAACATATACGCTGCGCTAATTATATGTTTAGGAGTGATTATTATTAACAAAATATTAAAAGATTTCATAGACTATAAAAAACAATTAGAGAACGATTTATTAAATGCGGAAGATAACAGGATTAAAGAATTAATATATTAACTAATACAAATATACCAACCAACAAATAAAACATCAACACAAGCTAAATATGAAAGTGTAGCAACGTTTTAAATTAATTATAAGGTGGTAAAAATATGGACGTGAATCAACGCAAAAGAAAAGCATATAAAGAAATTAACAGCTTTATAAAAGAATGTGAATATACATATATAGTTTCCGATATATTAAAATCTTATCTTAAATATTGGGCAAAAGGTAAATATACCAGTTATACAATGACAATTTGTATTAAAAATCATGAAGATAATATTAAAATATTACTTGGAATGAGGTAATAACATGAGCATTGAAAACAGCACAAGAAGAACAATTTACGAACAAGCAAACGGACAATGCGAAATATGCAAAGAGAATTTAAATTGGAAACAAAAAGATAACAAGTTGCGAACTATGAGCATAGACCACAAACTACCAGTTTCAAAAGGTGGTAACGATAACAGAAATAATCTAAGATGTTTATGCCCATCATGCAATCACCGCAAAGGTAACTTAATAGGTGAAGAATTAAAACAACATTTTAAAAATAAGATTAGTGGATTGAATATTGATTTTGTTAGATTAAAAGATGATATTAATTGCGGTTTTAGTAGTTTAAATGATGTGTACGACATTGAAGATGTATTGGAAAGCAAGATTGATGAATTGAAGAAACAGTTTAGAGAATTTTATCGTAATAATAAATAAAAATTTAATGTGATGGTGTGTATAAAACGATTTACTTATACACACCTTTACTATATAATAAACATATGATAAGAAAACAAGTTCACATTACAGATTGGCAAAAGGAAGTATTGGAAATAATGGCTAAAAATACAGGTCTTAAAGCAGCTGAAATATTAAGAAGGGCATTAACTTTAGGATTAAAGATACTTCAAAAGGAGGAATAACAAAATGGGCGAAAAAATATGTGAAGCAATTCCTTTTAAAAACTTTCGTGAGCGTATCAGACTTACAAAAGAATATCTAAAAAGAGGAATTACTCCACAATTACTGGATAACCACTTGTTAATTGATTATAGCACAGATGTATATTTTGGGATGATCGAAACATGAGACAGTTAAAAATGGATTTTGAAATACTGGATATTATTTATATGGAGAAAGAAAACGATCACGATAAGAATATTGTTAGCAAGGACATGAAAAAAGAATTGCTTGCAAGAAAATTGAGTTATAAAGCAAGCAGAAAAGAATTAAAGGAATGGTTTTGTAATAAGTTTTTTAGTTTTGATTTGGAAGTTAGTTGTGATGATTTATTTGAAATTGGAATTGAAAACGGTATTAAATTTAATTAAGGAAGTGTAATAATGAAAACAATTTATAAAAATTCAAATGGTGAAAAAGTTGAAATTAAAACAGATCAAGGGTATTTCTTTTTAAATATCACAGATGAAGATGGACGAGAATCGCAAATTTGCATTCCGACAGAATATGCGAAAAAAATAGCCGAAAAAATTATAGAAGAAGTAGAGTTAGAAGGGTTGTATAAAGATTAGCGAAAGCTAGTCTTTTCTTTATGCTATAATACTTTTAGGAGGTGTAAAATGTTAGAAAATATAAAAATGCTATTAGGTATACAAGCAGGAGATACAAGTAAAGATCCAGTAATTAATTACTGGATAAATTACTATACTAAAATGGTGCTTAAATACACGCATCAAGATACGTTAAATGCTGACATAGAGTCAATCATTGAGCAGATGGTTATCATCAAATGTGGTGGCATTGGTAGCGAAGGAAAGACCGACACACAAGATGGCGATAATGTAAAATCAATTACCCGTGGTGATTATCAAATTGTATATAAAGATAAAAAATCAGATATTGAAATACATACAAGTTTAGATTCAATTGCAATAAACTTTCAAGGACAATTAAACCTATGGAGGAGGTTGGATTATTAATGAATATTAAAAGTACTTACTTTCATGTAATGTCCATTTCAAGGATGCAGGAAATTGAAAACGAGTGGGGAACAACTAAGCAAAAATTAGTACCAGTTCCGTTATTACAATTGTTACCGTGTGCATTTAGCCAATCAAGCCGTAATAGTAAAAATACAACACGCACTGAAAGCGAAAATAAGGTAAGTTATAATCCTAAGATGTTTTGTGATACTGGTTTAGATATTAAAGTTGGTGACAGGGTATCTATAACGTTCGCAAATCGCTTGCTAGGAGAATTTACAACAGGTGAGCAATATTGGTATAGTACACATCAAGAAGTACCATTAACGATGGTTGGCGAAGCGTAATGGCTAACGATTATAGTTTTAATATAAATTCAAAAGGTTTTAAAACTAGAATTAACAGATTGATAACAAAACTTCCTGATTTTATTAAACAATTAATGCAAAGAATAGGAATGAGGTTATGGTATAAAGTTAGAATGTATACACCTGTTGACACTGGATTATTAAGACGTTCTTGGACATTGAAAAAGCCTACTTACGATGGTAAAGAAGCAAAAATAGAAATAGATAATTTGGTAAAATATGGAAGTCCAGTTGAGTACGGTCACAATAGATGGGCTAAATTCTACCCTGGGCGATTTATGTTAAAACGTGCGTTTATGGACATACAAAATAACGCACCACAAATATTAGAAAAAGAAATAGAAAAATTTGCAAATGAAAATTTGAGGTGATTAAAATAAGTGAGCATAAAATTTAACGATTTAGTAAATGGAATTAGTAAAATATTAAAAACTAATTTTCCGACATATAAAATATATACAGAAGAAGTTGTGCAGAATTTAATAAGACCTTGTTTTCATATCAATTTAATGCCGTTAAAAAGTGGTGTTTTTAATAAATATTATAGGGATCAAAAAGCATTAGTAAATATTAGTTATTTTAGCGATGAAAAGAAAGACCTACAAACTAATAATAAAAACTTTGATATGATGAATAAATTAGAAACTGTTATAAATACCGACATAAAAGTATTAGATCGCAATTTAAATGTGCAGGAACTTGAATTTGATACAATAGATAAGGTTTTGCATACGATGTTTAATTTATCGTGGTATAATGAAAATGAAGTTACACAAACATATATTAATCAATTTAAAATAATGCAAGAAGTACATATTAATGAAAACGTAATAGGTAATATCTGTGTTATAATTACTAGTAATGGTGAGGTGTTTAAGACGAATGAGGGGGAATTTTATGCTAGATGTACGCCCGATGAAATAATTATTTTAAGAGATAGTGGTTATATTAAGATTTGAGGAGGTTTATTAAATGGGATTACCAAAATTAAATATTATTTTTCAAACTAAAGCTGCAACTTTAATTGAGAGATCACAAAAAGGTATCGTGGCATTAATTTTATTAGATGACACGCAAACGGTAAAAAACAGTTTTGTTTATACTAGTATCGACCAGTTAGGCAATGAGTGGACAGCAGAAAATAAACAACTTATTACTTTTTGCTTAATGGGTATTCCGCGCAAAATTTACGTTGAAAGAATCGGAACAGTTACACCTGCATTAAATACAGCATTACAGTTAATGGGTAACAGACGTTGGAATTATTTAGCGGTTCCTACTGCATCTACTGGCGATATGACAATTATATCAACATGGGTTAAGTCAAAGCGTAATGTAGACAAAAAGACTTATAAGTTTGTCGGTGGTGGCATTGTTGCTGATGATATGGGAGTAATTAATTTTGATTCGGACAATGTGCAAGTTAATGCAGTAAAGTACAGTAAGATCAAATTTACTTCTAGAATTGCAGGAATCGTTGCAGGATTACCAATTGATAGATCATTAACTTATCAAGCGTTTCCAGAAGTTGAAGGTTTTGACGAATTGGCTGATGATGATGCAAGAAACACCGCAATTGATGCAGGTAAATTAATTCTAATCAACGATGGAGAAAATATTAAGATTGCTCGTGGTGTAAATAGCATGACAACCACTACAGCTACACAAGGTGCAGTATTTAAAAAGATTCGTATTGTTGAAACTATTGATATGATTAGAGATGATTTAACTGATACAATTAAGGATAATTATGTTGGTAAGTGGTTGAACATTTATGATAACAAATTGCTTTTGATTGCTGCTATTAATTCGTATTTATCACTATTAGAACGTGACGTAACTCTCGATCCTGAATATAATAATATTTGTAAAATTGATACAGAACGTCAGAAGATTTATCTTGATGGTCTTGGAATTAAAACAGAAGATATGACAAATGCGGAAATTGATAGATATAACACAAATGACCAAGTATTTTTAATGATTAACATTAAACCAGTCGATTCAATGGAGGACTTTTTCTTATCGGTGAATTTATAAGAATATAAACAATTGCCTTTCTTCCAAAGAGTATGATATAATAATTATGCAATTTAAAGGATGGCAATAAATGGAACTTTATAAAGATTTAAAATTAGGAAGATTGACTTTAATAATCGAAACAAAAGAAAGACGTAGTGGTGGATACGTTGTTTGGGAATGCAAATGTGATTGTGGAGAATTTGTAAAAAAAGCAACTAACTATTTAAGAAACCAAAAAAGTAAATTGCAATGTAACAAATGTAGCATAAAGTCACAAATACCACATGTAACTAAACATAATTTTAGTAATGATTTCCCTAGACTTTATCATATTGCATTAAATGCAAGAAATAGATGCAAAGAAAACGGTAATAAAGATTATGGAGCAAGAGGTATAAAATTCAAATTTGAGTCAATAAGGCATTTTATTGACTGGTCGTTACAAAATGGTTATGAAGAACATCTTACAATTGAAAGAAAAGATGTAAATAGTAATTATTGCCCTGAAAATTGTTGTTGGATAACCAAAAGTAAGCAAACAGAAAACAAAACAACAACAATTGAATTTATGGGAATGAAGTGTCATAAAGAAATAGCAAAATCAATGGGAATAACACCAAAAGCGTTACAAGCCATGATTTATAAAAAGAAAATGACACTGGAAGAAATATACCAATCATCAATAAACGATCCAACATTCCACATGAGTTTATACGAAAAAACAAGCGTTAAAGCAATGAGTCGTAAACACGAATGGAAATTAAATAAAGAAAACGTAGAAGATGTTATAATTAGAATATCAAAAGGTGAAACAAGAAAAGCATTGAGTAGATTTTACAAAGTTGATTATAATACAATAGTAAAATCAATTAAACGTTATGAAGATGGATATTATAATTAGGAGGTAATTAAATGGCTAAAATAGCAGGTCAAAAAGTAATTAGTGGCAGCAAAGGTCAATTATGGATGAATGGTAATTTATGGGCAGAAGTTAAGTCTGTAGAATCTAAAGCTAAAATTAATCGAGAAAAAATTCAAATGGCAGGAAGTTATGACGAAGATAGCAAAATTACTTCAATTTCCTGTGATGGTTCGATAAAAATTAATAAAGTATATAGCCGAGAACAGGAATTTATTGAAGAATTTAAAAGTGGCAAAGATAAACGTTTCCAATTATTTGTTACCCTTGACGATCCTGATGCGCTCGGCAGAGAATCGGTACAATTAGATAATTGCTGGTTTAATGAAGTAACAATTGCAGAATTTGAAGTCGGCAAAGTATTAGAAAGAGAATTTCCCTTCGGCCACACATTCAGCGACATTAAATTTCCTGAATTTATCCCTGTAACGTAAATATGGTATAATTAACTAGTAAGAAAAAATAACGGAGGTTTTTATTAAATGGCTATCAAAAGCATTCAAGAATTAATCGAAATGAAACAGGCGATTAACGATAAAAGAAACGAAATTAAGACAATGTTTATCCCTAGTTTAGATACGGAAGTAACTTTTAAAACCGCAACTAGAGCGGAAGTGTTCAATGTTAGAAAAATGGAAGAAATTGAAATTGATGTATATCTTATTTACTCACATATGATTGAGCCTAACTTAAAAGATAAGGAATTACAGGAAACTTTTAACAGTGGATGCAAACCTCATATGATTATAGATAAAATGTTTGATATGGAAGAAATTTCTAAGTTGTCGTTATCAATTATTGGTAAAGATGTAGAAGAAATGACCAAAGACTTAAAAAACTAATAGCGCAAGACAACGAGTTTCATTTTTTAAACTTTTTCATCTTGCGTGGTCACGGTGACGATTTTCTTTTAGAAGTGCTTAACGACCCTTGCAGATATGAATTATACAAGGCAATAATTGTTAATTATTATGATGAGGAAAAGAAAAAGAATAAGTAGATAGTAAGCCGTGGCATAATAGCTACGGCTTATTTTTAAAAGGAGGTAAACATGGCATTTTCTTTAAGTGGAATATTGTCTTTAAACATTGACGGTTTTAGAAACTCGCTAAAAACCGCATCAAGTTCGGTTGAAAAGTTCAGCGATTCAGTTGGGGTATCAGGGGCAACAATTGGTGCTATGGTTGGTGCTAGTGTTTTATTAGCGGGCGGGTTAAAAATGGCAATAGATTCAGGAATGCAATTTGAAAAAAGTCTATCAGCCGTGAGAGCAGTTTCGCGTGGTACTAATGCTGAAATGAAATTATTATCTGATAAGGCATTAGAACTTAGTGAAAAATACCCGCGAAGTGCCAAAGAAATGGCAGACGGAATGCAAGTGTTTGCCAGTGCGGGTTTTAACGCTACTGAAACTTTAAAGGGCTATGAAAGCGCAGTATTGTTATCAGTTGCAGGAAATTTGGATATGGCGCAGGCTACTGAAATTTGTACTAGTGCGGTAAGAAGTTTTAAAATGGGGGTTGAGGGATTACCTCATATGGTAGATGTTATTGCAATGGCGGCGGCTGATTCTGCTATTTCGGTACAAGATATGGGTATATCTCTTAATTATGTTGCTCCGATTGCGGCAGGAGTTGGCATAGGACTGGAAGATTTATCGGCATCTATCGTGTTATTAGGTAATCATGGCATCAAGGCATCAATGGCAGGCACAACATTGCGTGGCGTAATTACTAATATGGCTAAACCTACAAAGCAAATGCGCGATGCTATGAAAAATATGAATTTTAAAGCCTTTGATTCTGCTACAGGAAAAATGAAACCAATGTCGCAAATGCTAGACGAAATGAACGATGGCATGGCTAATATGACTAAAGAGCAACGATTGGCAAACGTAGCGGCATTAGCGGGAAAACCTGCATTAAGCGGAATGATAGCATTATTAACAGAGGGCGGGGCTAAATTAAAAGCGGAAGAAGAAGCGCTCAAAAACGCTGATGGCGCGGCTGAATTAATGGCACAAACCATAAGCGATAATTTATGGGGTTCGCTAAACATATTAGGAAATGTATTAACAAATTTAGGAATAAAGGCATTTGAAGATTTTAGAGTGCCACTAACCGAAGCGGTAAGAGAAATAACAGCACTTGTACCTAAAGCAGTTAATGAATTTAAGTATTATGGCAGTGTTTTGGCTGAACATAAAGAAACTATTTTAGATATAGTAGTCGCATGGGCAACTTATCAATTGGCAATTAGATCTGCCATAGCAATGGAGCTGATTCATGTTGGATATCTTACCGCAAAAATAGCAATCGTTGAAGTATTGACAGTTGCTATAATGGTTTATCAGTCAACTACTAGTTTAGCAACGTTTTTTACTGAAGCATGGGCAGGTGCTCAATTACTTTTAAATACAGTGCTGTGGGCAAATCCTATAGGAATAGTTGTATTAGCAATTGGTGCATTAGTAATAAGTCTTATATGGGCATACAATCATATAGACACTTTTAAAGAAAAAGTAAACGGTGCATTTGATTCGTTAAAAGAATTTTTAGGTTTAAAAAAGGGATTAGGTAATAATGATTCAGTAGGATATTTTGCAACAGGAGCAATGGGACCAAGTCCAGTTAAAAACGCCAACGGAACGTCATATTTTAGTGGTGGTGCAAGTATGGTTAATGAACGTGGCGGTGAAATGCAGATTATGCCAAGCGGAACAGCAATTATACCTGCCGAGCGAACACAACAACTTATGGATGGTAACGCAAGTAGCGGTAATAATGTTACAATACATATAGATGCAAAAGGCATGGATGTTAATGAATTAGTAACACAATTGCAAGTGAGATTAGCGAATATATAATTCCCTCTATTTCGAGGGGTTTGGAGAAACGAATGGAAATTTTTTTATACAATGCAGACGAAAGTGAATTTATAAAATTCCCTGTAATACAAAAAACTATTAATGTAAATTCTCCGCAAGAAATAGAAAACTTTAAAACGATTGGTCAAGGAGATATTAATTTAACTGGATTGTTGGGAAATAGAACGTTGGAGATTTCAGCGTTCTTCCCTTTAAAAGATTACAGATTTAATAAAGATAATACATTTAAAGGAATGGAGTATATTGATAAGATTGAATCTTGGAGATCGCTAAGAAAACCTTTGTATATAACGGTAAGCAATATTAATATATCTTTTAGGTGTGTAATATCTAAATTGGATTACGGAATAAAAGACGGTAGCGGAGATATAGAATATTCGTTATCTATTGCGGAATTTTTAAGAAATGAATTATATGTAAAGAAAACACCTGTTAAAATTAAAACAACTAGTTCGGACGTAGTAAAACCACTAAAAGATTCAAAAATAAAAACAACAGATTTAATTAAAAAGAATATTTTTACTGGACCTGGATTACAATTTCCTAAAGTTACAGATTTGTCTAAAATAAAGGATACAATTAAAATTTTAAGTGATTTTAGAGGTAAAATAACAAAAGTACAAAGTGATATTTACAGAGAGAAGTCAAAAATAACAGGAGTAATAGGACAATTTAATCAAGAGGTATCAGGAATTAAAGGTCAATGGGTTAAAATCAAAGGCGGTTTTATAGAAAAAAGATTTTTAAAGTAGGTGATTTATTTGCATAAGTTATACAAGCAAGAAGGAACAGATTTAATTGATATAACTAATTACGTTGGTAGAATAACAAGAAGAAGTACAGCAAAAGAAGTATCAGAAGAAGTGAATTTTGAAATGATTTACGATGATATTTACACAGTGAAAACATCATTAGTAGAAGGAGATATAATTGTTTTAAAGAATAATGATAAAGTTTATTTTAAGGGAGTTGTTATAACTAGAGAGTTTAACGGCAGAGGTAAAATATCGTATAAATCGCATGATTTCGGATGGTATCTCAATAAAAATGAAGATATTTATCAATTTAATGCAAGTGTTACATCTAACATAAAAAGAATTTTAAATGATTATAAAATACCAATTGGTAAAATAACAGAAATACCAACAATATTTAAAAATTTAAGGCGTGGAACTCTTTCCAAAATAATAGAAGAAAACATAGAATTGGGACAAAAGGAACAAGGTAAAAAATACAGATGGGAAATGGTTGGAGACAGTTTTTATCTTGAAGATCTCAATGAAAATATAATAACTTATAATTCTAGTGCTATTTCTGACAACGAAAACGTTAACAAGTATTTAAAAGATATAAAACATAGTATATCTTTAGACGGTTTATACAATGCTATAAGAGTTGTAGGTGAACATAAGAACAACATTAAATACTTAGCTTATGCAGACGATCAAACAAATATTAAAAAATACGGCAAATTGCAAAAATTAGAGTATTTAGATAAAGACGATTACAGCAAATCTTCTTCTATATCCAAAAACCAACTAAAAGAATTAAATAAATTGAGCGAAAAAATATCAGTAACGTTATTAGGTGATGATGATTGCAGGGCAAACAGAGTTATAGAAATCGAAGAACCAATAAATAAAATAAGTGGAAAGTTTTTAATAAACTCTTGTACTCATAATATTGGATCAATACATACTATGAATTTAGAATTGGAGGTTTTATAAATGGAAAACGATAAATTAACAGATTTAGCTTTGTTATTTAAGGAAAGGGATAACCCTTCTCCCTTTCAGGCAGGTACAGCTTTTGTAGTACAAGAAAATCCATTAGTTTTGAAAATGGAGGATTCTGTTTTTTTAGCTGCTGAATATAACAATGTAGTGTGGTCAAAAAGTATCCTAGCAGGTTACAAGAGAGACTTTTTAATTAATCCTGTGTATGGCGTAACAGATGTTAGGTCAGGAGGTAGCGGTGATCCCGCTTTTGCTAGTCACGATCATGCTTATAAGGCTGATATAACTGGATCAATAACGTGGACAGACAATCCCAAAATAGGTGATGAGTATATAGTAATACCGATTAATAACGGTAACATGTGGTATGTGTTCGATAAGGCGGTGAGACTATGAGTTTATTTCCTACCAATGCAAGTTTTTCAATTAGTGGAACAGAAAGCGTAAACACAATAAGAGACAGAGGAATTAATTTTTTATTTGATTTTAACACTAAAGAATTTGTTTTAAAAGACGGAAAATTAATACAGTTATCAGGTGATGCATCGGTGGTATTTTGGATTGAAAAAACGCTAAGAACAGAATACGAAAGATCTCCTGTTTATTGGAATACTGAATATGGTTTTGGAATAGAAAGATTTATAGGAGTTGCGTTACCTCCTGAAATAATTAAACTGCAGTTTGAAGATAATTTAAAACGGTCTTTGTTGCAACACGAACGTATTAAATCTATAAATAATTTCTACCTAAGTAAAGTTTCTGATAGTTCAGAAGTTGCAATAAATATGGAAATTGAATTGAATTCCATAACTGAAACAGAAGAATCTTTTGCAAGTTTTAGTGATGGAGATTTTATAACTTTGACAACAGTAGATGAAATAAAAGACTTTGTAGGAGTTAAATTAATAACAAATAATTTACTTTTATTTAAAACAAATCTTGGAGAACAGATTTATGTTAAAATGTAATAAGGGGGTGCAAAATGGCTGATAGCAGGGACATAATTCGCGAAAGAATACTAACTAGTGTAAATGATATTTACGACAAATCAACAGGAAGTTTAACTTGGGAGTTGTCGCAAGGGTTAGGATTGGAACTAGAATCGAAATATATTGAAATTGACGATTCTTTAGAACAAAAATTTGCAGGAACAGCAGACTTTGAAAACTTAAAAGTAATTGCATATGAAAGAGGAATTGATTGGAAACCTGCAACTAAAGCGAGTGGAATTGTAAAAATTACCGGAATGAATGGATCTGTTATAAAGGAAGGTGATTTAGTTGGTAGTGAACTAAATGAATATGTAATAACGGAAACCAAAACAATCGGAATAAGTGGATTTGAAAACGTTAATGTAGAATGTACAGTTTTAGGATCACAAGGGAATACATTAGCTAATACAATTAACCGATTCCCAAAAACTTTAGTAGGTTTAAATTTGGTAACCAACGAATTAGCGTTTACTAATGGATACTCCGAAGAAACTAGAGAAGAATTACTGCAACGTTACTACAACGAGGTACGCAGACCTGCAACAAGCGGAAACGCGTACCACTACCAAAAATGGGCTGAAAGTGTAACTGGTGTAGGCATGGTTAAAGTAAAGCCTATTTGGAATGGAGCAGGAACAGTAAAAGTATTGGTTATAGATCGCAACAAAGAATTGGCTACAACTGAGTTAATACAAGATGTTGCAACGTATATCGAGACAGTGCGACCAATTGGGGCAAGTGTGACAGTTAGTACTGGCGATAAATTAACGGTAAATGTATCAGCAAGGATAAGCGTTAAAAATGATTTTACGATTGACCAGGTTACTACATCAATAACTAATAGCCTTAAACAATATTTTAAAGATATTACGTTTGTAGATTTGTATGTTTTTTACGCTAAAATCGGTAATATTATTTTTAATACCGCAGGAGTTGCAGACATTGATTATAATTTATTATTAATTAATGGATTGAATAAAAACATTGGATTGGTTGACAGCAACGTAAAAACAGAAGTGCCAACTCTCGGAACATTAACACTGACACAATAGGAGGTGCTATATGTCAGAAATAATCTACTACCTTCCTAGTTATTACAATAAAAGCATTTTCCTAAGAAACATTACTGAAAGTTATGATAAAGAATTAAACTTATTAGAAAGTTATTACCAAGAAACGCAAAATCAATTTGTAGTACCCACCGCAACAAAATCATTAAAGGATTATGAATTAGAATATGGATTGCCGATAAATCCACTAGGAATAACAATAGATGAACGCAGGAGTCGTGTAATGGCACGCATGAGGGGATTTGGTACTGCAACTAAGGCAATGATTAAAAAGGTTATAGATTCGTGGACAAATGGTGATGTTGAAATTATTGAATTTATGACTCATTATAGTATGTCTGACAAAACACATGAACAATTAAAGCAATACACTTATGGTCAACTTAATTTAAACGACTATAGGATTAAAGTTATATTTAATAGTGTATTGGGTATGCCTAGCAACATGCAAGATGTTTATAACGCGGTTAGTGAAATAATTCCTGCACACTTAGAAATTATTTACTCATTTAAGTATCGCAGGCATGAAGAATTAAAAAGTAGAACACATTACAATCTAAACGGATTTACACACGATCAAATAAGACAAGGGGTGATATAATGCCAACATTTACACCAAATATAAATTTAAAAAAACCATTGCAATCTGAAAACTATAACATTGATGACTTTAACGGAAATGCTGATATTTTAGACACTAAAATAAAAGAATTAGATTCTAAAATAGGAACAGGTGGACTTTTTGTTTTAGATATCGATGGAAATATTACCACTGGAACAGGTGGTGGCGGTGGTGGAGGTGGTGGAACTGGCGCGGATGGTATTGGGGTGAAAACCGCTATAATTAACATTAATGGTCATTTAATTATTACATTAACAGATAATACTATAATTGATGCAGGATTAGCAAAAGGAGCAAACGGTTCTAAATGGTATAATGGTTCAGGAGTTCCAAATATTTCGCTAGGAATGGATGGAGATTATTATTTAAATACCGAAAATAGTGATATCTATAATAAAATATCTAGTTCGTGGGGTTCACCAATACTTAATATTAAAGGTGCAAGTGGATCAGGAACAGGCGATATGCTTAAAGCCACATACGATACTAATAATAACGGTAAAGTAGACCAATTAGATGATAATTCTGCTATTGATACTGTTATCGGTAATCGAACGGCAGATCCAACAACTGCCACAACATATTCATTAACTGGAACAATTACACAATGGTTGTCATGGATAACTAAAAGATTCGAGCAAGTTACTGGATATATATGGGGAGCAGTTTTACCGTGTACTATTAAATCTTTGTACGAACAAGCGGACATAGGTACACTATTTATTCCTGCAGGATTGCTTTATTCTCCGATAACAAGAGCAGGAAGAAATAAAACATACAATAAAATGTTTGTTGACTGTCATGGTGAAAATCCGACTAGTTTAGTTATTACTTTTCATCATAACGGATCATTAATTTATACATCTCCTGCAATCACTACCGATTCAACAGAAATTACTGTTTCCTTACCAATAACAGCAGATCAAAAGATACAGGTTTTTACTAGCAATACAACTGGATTGACAAAAGGTATTAGTGTTAGTTTAAAGCAGGTGAATAGAGCGTAATGGATGTATTTACTAAATTAACCAATCCCTCTGCATTACCGACAGGAACAGGTAGCGGTTGTTCGTTCTCTACAGATGGTGTTTATTTAGCAATTGCACATAATATTTCTCCTTTCATAACGATTTACAAGCGAAGTGGAGATACTTTCACCAAATTGACGAATCCATCGATATTGCCAACGGGTGCAGGTAATGGTTGTTCGTTTTCCAGTGATGGTGTTTATCTGACGGTTTGTCATTATACAACTCCATTTATAACTATTTATAAAAGAAACGGAGATATTTTTAATAAATTGGCTGATCCTTCAATATTACCTACTTCTTCTTCTTTTGGCTGTTCTTTTTCCAACGATGGAGTTTATTTATCAGTTGCGCACGATGTAACGCCATTTTTTACAATTTATAAACGTAGTGGCGATTCTTTTACCAAACTATCTGATCCCGCTACGTTACCAACAGGTACAGGTAACGGATGCTCTTTTTCTCCTGATGTTAACTATTTAATAATTTGCCATTTCACATCTCCTTATATAACAGTTTACAAACGTAGTGGCGATGCTTTTACTAAACTTGACGATCCTACTACGTTACCGGGATTCGCTTCTCACAACTGTTCATTTTCAGGAGATGGAAATTATTTAGCAGTTGCATATAGCGCACCTCCATTTGTTAATATTTATAAAAGAAACGGAGATATATTTACTAAATTAACTGACCCTGTAATTCTTCCTGCTAATAATGCATGGGGTTGTTCTTTTTCTAACGATGGAGTTTATTTGTCTATATGTCACCAAAATACACCATTTGTAACCATTTACAAGCGAAGTGGAGATACTTTCACCAAATTGACGAATCCATCTACATTACCGACAGGAACAGGTAACGGTTGTTCTTTCTCTACAGATGGTGTTTACTTAGCAATTTCTCATGCAACGTCTCCTTACATTACAATATATAAATCTGACAATGTTTCTTTAATTTTATTTGCACAAGCAATAGGAGGTTTTTAAATGTTTTTATACAAAATAGAAAATAATACAAGCAATCAATCAATAATTTCAGATAATGAAAAAGAAATACAAGAATACAAAGAAAACGGTTGGTTATTATCTGAAATACCAATTATTTGGAAAGGTAAAAATGCTAAAAAGTTAATTAACGGTGAAATAGCAGACGTAGAAATAGAAATAACGGAAGAATACAAACCGACAAAAGAAGAATTAATAAAACAAAAATACAGAGAGGTAAATAGTTACTACAATAACAAGTTAAAAGAAATCGAAAATGCTAGATTATTGGTAGAAAATAGTGGACTGGATAGCAGTAAGTTAATTTTAAAGTACAAAGAATTGCAAGAAGAATTAAAATTAAAACTTTTAGAGGTGTACAATGGAAAAACTATTGACGTTATTAAATAGCAATATCGATAAGGTTGCACATTTTAGCGGTGGTTATATATTAGCCACCTTTTTCCCTATAAATCCATTAATTGGTTTATTGTTGGCTATTATGGCAGGAAAAACAAAAGAAATGTATGATCAAAAACATTCAGATAAACACACGGTAGATAAATTTGATGTGATTGCTACGTGGGCAGGTGGAATAGTTGGATTTATGGTATTATATATTAAATAAGGGGTGATAATATGACAACTAAAAATATAGTTCCTAATAATACTAATGAAGGATCTTTGGGAGTTGCAAATAAAGTATGGGGTTCTGCTTTTATTAAAGATTTAACAGTAACAGGAAATTTAATGGGTAATGTAACAAGCAAGGGAATAATTGATGTAGCTTCATATGGAGCAATGGGCAACGCTAATTATTTTAATGTGGCTGATAATAAATTTTATGTCGATGCAGGTTTTTCTGTTTTATCGCATGACGATTCTGATTCTATTATTTCAGCTATTGCAGATGCTATGGCTAAAGGATACACAACAATTATTTTTCCTATGAGCAGTTATTGGATAAGCAAGCAAATAAATATATTAAAACCCAATATAATTATTAAAGGTAACGGAAGTTTAGGAATGGACGGAACAATTAAATCAACATTTTCAGGGATTACTTTCAACTGTTTTCCTGATATAAACGATGGTAGTTACGGTAAAATATACTTTGAAGATATTACATTAATTGGCTATGGAAATGCTACATTAACAGGTACAGGTTTATCTTTAACCAATGTCCATAGTACAACTCAAAAAAACATCCATATTATAAATTTCAGAACTAACATTTTATTGTCTTCTAGCTATTTAAATACATTTATTAGTTTACAATCTAGTAATTCTAACGATGGTGATATAGGAGTTAAGAGCATACTAGCAAACAATAATACTTTTATCGGCGGATGGATGTATAAAAGCTGTATGAAGTTCGATACTGGTAATTGCACAGTAATAGGAATGGATTTTGAGCCAGGAACAGCAAGTAATGAATTTGATAACTCTACGTTAATAAATTGCAGATTTGAAAGAATTACTAATACATTTAAAGGGTTTGAATATTTAATACTTAACAGTAATTGTAACGTAATTGGTGGAAACTTTGTTTGGGACACTTCTTCATGGCCAGATCCATGTTTAATAAGAGTTAAAGGTTCAAACAATAAAATAAACACAAATTTTTTATATTCTCATAATTTGATTTTTTTAGATAGAACAAGCAAAAATAACGAAATTTCTTTATTATCTAAACATATTTCGGTTTCTTCATCAACTTATGAGTATTCAACTCCTATACTTGATTTAGGAATAAACAATAAAATAACATATAGGGATGAAACAAACGGAGAAACTATTGATTATGGAATTACGTCAGATAGCGTCACTACAGTTGTTGGAAACTTTTCAAAGACAAATTTAGTTAACAGGAGTGCATTAGCACCGCAAAATTTAACAAGAACAGATGGTTCAATTGAAGTTGTTGATCCGGTTGGGTTGTTTAAAGGCGATAAGTTTGTAGTTAACGGAACTAGCGGAGCAGTTAGAAGCTATTCAAATCCTCAAATTTTAATAGCTGATGGCACTAAAATTTATGCTACATCCGCTTACTTGTTTATTCCTTCCGCTAATCCTGTTACTAGTATAACAGTAGGTTCAGTACTAGGACAAGGTACTACCATTACTGATTTGCCTAAAAATAGATGGTTTAGAATTATTTTTTTCGCTCAACCGAAATCAGGTGTAGAATTGCGCTTTAATGCTACAGTTAATAATCCAGTAATAGGTCAAACGTTTTATATGGCTTACCCTAATATTTTTATTGGTAGTAATCCGGGAATACCTACAGAATCATTAGTATTTAGTGGTGGAGATTTTAAATTAAACCCATCAATTAAAGCAAAAACATATAACCCAATAACTACTACGGCTGATATTTCAGCAACTAGAAAAATAGCAGTAGAAATAAATGGAGAAACTTTATATATTTTAGCAACTACTTAATGGGGGGGGGTAAAAATGGAATTACAACGAAAAATACAATTTAATTTTGTAATGCTGACAGTGTGCTTATGCATACTGTCCTCACTTGCAACATATATTATTATTAAATCGCAACCGACTATTACACAATCTCAAAATGTATATATTAATAAGAATCCAGAAAAAGAAAAAGTAAACATAAATACTGCAACTTTTGAAGAATTGGAGATGTTGCCTATTATTGGAAATAAAAAAGCCAAAGATATTATTAAAAATAGACCTTATCATAATATATACGATATCGCTAAAATAAAAGGGATAGGAAAAGATTCTATACCTAAATTAGAAAACATAATAACATGTGGGGAGGTTAATTAAATAATGTTTGAATTATTAAATATTGAAAATGTAACAGTAGTGGGTGTATTGCTTGTAGCATGTGTTTACTTAGTAAAGAGTAATGATGCGGCAGTAAAAGAGTTATCAAAAAGGCACACGGAAGAAGAAGAAAGGTTATTAGAAGAATACAAAGAAATAAAAGAAGAACGCAAAATAGAACGAAAGGAATGGCTTGAAGCATTAGGTAAGAACACGCAAGAACTTAATAACATTGCAAGAAGATTAGAAATTATACCAAACTTACAACAAGACGTTGACACCATTAAAAATGATATGCTGATTATTAAAACTAAGATTGGTAGTCATTAGATGTTAAATAAAATTTTAAAAGATGTGGCAAGAACGTTATATGATGATAATGATTTTAAGTTAATATCATTACCAAGAGTTGTTTTTGCAATATCTTGCATATGTGTAATAATTTCTTGGATAGCTGATCAATTTTTTGAGTTTAAATATAGCAATATGACTCAATTAGTTGCGTGGTCTAGTGCAAATGCAGGGGCTTATGCGGTTAAAAAATATGTAGACGGAGGTAAATAACATGAGCGGAAATGCACCTCCACAAGGAATATAATGGTTATTAATACCATTAATGATAATTTGGTCAATCGTTAAATATCCGTTTAAAAAGATATATGGTTTAATTGCAGGGAGATAATATGATTAAATTGTTATGTATTAAATGTAAAGCAATTTGGTATACTGCAAATACATTAAAAGAACAATTATGCCAATGTTGCAATAATGTTTTAATTGAAGTAGATATTAGCGGAGATATGAACGATAAAAATAACGGAGGTAACGACAAATGACAAATGAAGAATTAGCAAAAGAGATTGCATTAGGAATTATTAATACTGGTGTGGAGGGTGGATATGATAACGTATGTTGCTCTACTGCAGGAGATTATCCATGCATGGGTGTTTCGTCATGGGAAGGAATAAATGGTCGTGGCGATACATTATTGTGCTATATAGATGGATGCCAAAAATTCATAGGACGTACTTATTCAGATATTATAGATAGTGGAGAAAGGCAAGAGTTAAAAAGTTTGTTAAACTCAGAACAGGGACAATTAGCACAGCAACAAATATTAACTCAAGATTGCCTTGAATTATATGTACCGTTTCTCAATGAAGTTTATAACTTAGATGATACAAAGTGTTTTATTTACGCAGGTATTTGGTGTCCTACTAGTCATTATGTAGTAATGAAGTTCTTAAAAAATAGACAGGATAATTATAATATTAGAGATTTAGAAGTAATTAATAATCTATTTAAAGAACGGTATTACATTGTTGCTGACGTAGGTGAACAATATGCGGATGGGTATGCAAACAGAGCAAATAATACATATGAATATGTTAATTCGTTGAACGTGTAAAGGAGAAAGCAGTGTTGAATAAAATTAAGGAGTTTGCATCAAATGAAAAAATCAATATTATCTTTGTTATTTTGTTGCTTGTTGGTCTTGTCGTTGCTTGGGACTTGTTCGGCAACAGCAATGTATCAGATAACAGCCGAGGAATTGAATCAATCCAAACAGAATATCAACGAGATCAGGAACGAAGTCGATCTATTACAACAGGACTTGGAACTGTCGAACAGCGAATTGACGGAAGTATTAAAACAGTTGAGCGAATCGAAATTAGAAACAAGTCAATTGAAAGTTCAATTACAACAGTCATTGAAAGAAATAAAACAGATGAAAGCAGAATCGAAAGAATTAACCGACTCCTTGACAAAGAACAACAAAGACTTGAAAGAATACAGCAATCATGTGAAAAATGATATTGTTAAATTAAAGGCAGAAAGGGATATTATTGCTATTGCTTTCATTGCTAAATTATTAATAAAATAGTATAATTATATGTATAGGGATAGCCGTGGATTAATTACCCACCGCGATAAAGAGATTTCGCACTCCTTCCCTTTAATTTAAAAAATAAATATGCGAAGAAATATACTACTGAGCGAAGGAGTGGTTTTTATTATGCCTAAATTTATAGATTTAACCAACAAAAAATTTAATAGATTAACTGTTTTAAAGATTAACGGAAAGAAAAATAATCATTATGAATGGAAATGCAAATGTTGTTGTGGAAACATAGTAATTGTTAGTGGCGGAAATTTGTCAAGTGGTCATACTAATTCATGTGGTTGCCTACAAAAAGAACGAGCATATAATTATCAAATTAAACATGGAATGACACACACTAACACGTATAACTCTTGGTCAGCAATGATACAAAGATGCAACAACATTAATAATATTAGTTATAATAACTATGGGGGAAAAGGGATAAAGGTTTGCGAAGATTGGTATACTGATTTCAATAGTTTTTTAAAAGATATGGGAGAGTGTCCACGTGGAATGTCTATTGATAGAATTTTGGTTAGCGGAAACTATGAAAAAAACAATTGTAAATGGTCTACAGAAAAAGAACAACAAAATAATAAAACAAACAATGTATTATTATTGTATAAAGGCGAAACAAAAACTATTTCAGAATGGTCAGACAAATTATCAATTAAATATACAACTTTATATAGTAGATTATTTGAATATAATTGGTCTATTGAAAAATCTTTTTCTACAAAAGTTAGATTTAGGAGTAAAAATTAAAGTTGCAACGTGACATTATCGGAATAGGATTACTATACATGATATTTAAAAAGTAGAAACTGTTAAGTTTTATTTAACAGTTCAAACCGCTTACTTAATGTAGGTGGTTTTTGTTATAATCATTAAGTTTAAAGTTTATATAAAAACTTATAACATTTATATTGACATTAGTTAAACTTTAAAGTAATATAAGGACAAGAGATAAAACAAATATACAAAAGGTGGTTATCAAATGGATTATATAAAAGTAAGTGACGCTTCAAGACAACTAGGGGTTACAGTACAAACAATTTATTCATACTGCAAAAGTGGAACATTGCCATGTGTACAATTTAAAGTAGGAAATAGGATAACATGGAAGATTAAAAAAACAGAATTTGAAAGGTTGTTGCTTGATGGAAAATTATGATAATGATTATTTTAAACCTGCCAAAGGAATTATTTTAGGAATTGCACTCGGAACTATTGCATGGATAATAATTGCAGTATTAATTTTAATTAATAAGTAGGAGGTAAAGTTTTGAACCATGAAGAAAAAAACAGACCTTGTGAAGAAGATCCAAGAAAACCAAATGAGTGTATTACTTGCGGTGTTATCAACTTCTGCCCATCGCCTAAAGATAAAGAAGCAGTCGAATGGAAAAAAGATAGAGGTGTTAAATAATGAACAAGCAAATAAGCAATAACCGATACATACTAAAAGGAACTAGAAAATGGCATGATTTTATTTGTAGTGACTTTGCAATACCAATTGTTTTAGTAATGTTTACAATATTTTGTTTTGTAATATTAAAATTATTAATAATAAAAGGGGGATATTAAAATGGTAAAAGGATTTAAGGCATTTAATAAAGGATTATCATGTAGAGGTTTTCAATTTGAAGAAGGTAAAACTTATGAACATAAAGGTGATTTTATACCTTGTAATAGCGGATTTCATTTTTGCGAAAATCCATTAGATGTTTTGAATTATTACGATTTATGTAACAGCGAATTTG